ATGAAAGGTCTTCATAAAGAGGATTCAGATTATGATGAAGATGAAGAACTCTTAGAAGCCAAGCACGAGGAAGAGGACGAAGAAGAAGAGGACGAAGAGGAGAAGGAAGAAGGCAAAAAGAAAAAGAAAATGGAAGAGCAAGTTGACATCGAAGAAGATGTTAATGCTCTGCTTGGTGGTGAAGAACTCTCCGAAGAGTTTAAAGAAAAAGCCAAGACTATTTTCGAGGCTGCTCTGAAGTCAAAGGTATCTGAGATTAAGGAAGCACTCGAAGTCCAATACGTGGAAAAACTCGTAGAGGAAGTAGAATTAATTAAAGAAGCACTTAAGGAAAGAGTTGATTCTTACCTTGAGTACGTTGCTGACGAATGGTTCACCGAAAATGAACTGGTAGTTGAGCAAGGACTGAAATCCGAAATGACTGAGAGTTTCCTCTCAGGCATGAAGGAACTTTTTGAAGCACATTATGTATCAATCCCTGAAGATAAATATGATGTTCTTGAGAGCATGGTAGAAAAACTTGATGACATGGAGACAAAACTCAACGAGCAAATTGAGAAAAATATTCTCCTCAACAATCGTCTTGCAGAGTCGGTTGCTGATGGGATCTTTGATGAGATTTCTGAAGGTCTCGCAACCACTCAGAAAGAGAAGCTCGCTTCACTTGCCGAAAGTGTTGAGTTTGAAAGTGAAGAAGAATATCGTGAGAAACTGGAGATGCTGAAGGAATCATATTTCCCAGCAAACAAAACTCCAAAAGCACATACTGAAACTCTTTCTGAAGGTGTAGACCATTCAACCGAATCTATTTCGGGTCCAATGGCTGCATATCTGAGAACTCTTCAGGCTGTTGCTAAGAACTGAATTTAAGATTAAATCAAACGTAAACATTCACAATAGGTAAACGCAAATGTTCCATTCCGAGCATCTGCAGGAAAAGTGGGCACCACTCCTCAACTATGAGGGTCTTGATCCAATCAAAGATTCTCATCGTAGATCGGTAACCGCCGTCCTGCTCGAAAACCAAGAAAAATTCTTAAGAGAAGAAGCTGCTTTTGGCAGTGGATTCAACCTGATGGAAACCCCAACCAACTCAGCTAATTCTGCTGGTGGTTCAGGTGGTTTCGGTGCTGGTTCTGCTGCTGCAGGTCCTACCGCAGGTTTCGACCCCGTTCTGATCTCACTGATCAGACGTTCAATGCCTAACCTCGTCGCATATGACCTGGCAGGTGTTCAACCAATGAGTGGTCCTACTGGACTCATCTTCGCAATGCGTTCCCGTTACAACAGCCAGGGTGGTAACGAAAGCTTCTACAATGAAGTAGATACTGCTTTCTCTGGTCAAGATAGTGGACTTGACGAATCTGCAGGTTTCTCTGATGCTGCTGTTGGTCTTGGTACCACTACCCAGTCAGGAACCAACCCTTCAATTCTGAACCCAGTTGGAACCGCAACCTCGACCGCATATAACGTTGGTCAGGGCATGGTAACTGGTGATGCTGAAAACCTGGGCGATGGTGCAGGTGATCAGTTCAACCAAATGGCATTCTCAATCGAGAAAGTCACCGTTACTGCAAAGTCAAGAGCACTGAAGGCTGAGTACTCACTTGAGCTTGCTCAGGACCTGAAGGCAATCCATGGTCTGAATGCTGAGGCTGAACTCGCAAACATTCTCTCAACCGAGATTCTTGCTGAGATCAACCGTGAAGTCATCAGAACCATCTATAAGATTGCTGAACAGGGTGCTGTAGAAAATACCGCAACTGCTGGTGTATTTGACCTCGACATCGACTCCAACGGTCGTTGGTCGGTTGAGAAGTTCAAGGGTCTTCTGTTCCAGATCGAAAGAGATGCTAACAGAATTGCTCAGAGAACTCGTCGTGGAAAGGGCAACATCATCATGTGCTCTGCTGACGTTGCTTCGGCACTGACCATGGCTGGTGTACTCGATTACACCCCTGCTCTGAATGCTAACCTGAACGTTGATGATACTGGCAACACCTTTGCTGGTACTATCCAAGGTAAGTACAGAGTATACATCGACCCATATTCGGCAAACCTTGCTGCCGATAACGGTGGTCTTGCACAAGGATCCAACCAATACTACGTTGTTGGTTATAAGGGTTCCAGTGCATATGATGCTGGTCTGTTCTATTGCCCATACGTTCCTCTCCAGATGGTACGTGCCGTTGGTGAGAACACCTTCCAGCCCAAGATCGGCTTTAAGACCCGTTATGGTATCGTTGCAAACCCATTTGCAGAAGGTACTACTCAGGGTCTCGGTCGTCTGCGTGTCAACAGCAACCGCTACTACAGAAGAGTTGCTGTTAAGAATTTAATGTGAGTCTTGTTTGCATTAAATTTCAAGAGGGTCTTCGGACCCTCTTTTTTTATAAATAGAATGTTAAATATTAATTGTGATATGCCAAGACCTATAGATCCAAATATAGGAGAAAATTACGTCTCAAAAGAAGGGGTAAAAAGAAATAAAGAAAAACATAAGTTATATGTGATGAGAAGACGTGACGAAAGAAAATTAAAACTTGTTGAATACTTTAACAATAAATGTAATGATTGTGGTGGCACATTTCCTCCGTGTTGTTACGATTTTCATCATGTAGATCCATCAACTAAGTTATTTGAAATAGCACCTCGACTTGATGGAAACTTTGATACTATTATTGAAGAAGCAAAAAAATGTGTGATGATATGTTCTAATTGCCATAGAATCCGTCATTATAAAGAAAACCGATAAATAATTCAAAAAATGGCAGTCACAAACGCATATAAGAATCAGATACAGAATAGAAACTTTCTATCTCCTGTAGGGTTTAAGTTTACATTAAATAGAGCACCAAAAGTAGCATTCTTCGGAAACTCGGCAAATATTCCAGGAATGACTTTAGGAGTGGCAGTTCAATCAACATACCTCAAGGATATCGATATTCCTGGAGATAAGGTTCAATTTAATGATTTAATTATAAGATTTCTTGTTGATGAGAATCTCGAAAACTACATGGAGATTCAAAACTGGGTCCGTGGCATTGGGTATCCAGAAAGTTTGGATGAAATTTATGATTGGCAGAGATCAAATCCCAATATGAATTTGCAAGAAAAGTCGCAGATGAATTTATATTCTGATGCAACACTTACCATTCTCACAAGTTCAAATAACTCAAACTTTAAAGTTAAATTTTTAGATGTGTTTCCATATTCCTTGACAGATCTTCAATTTGATGCTACAGATAGTGACATCGATTATTTGACTGCAGAGGTTACTTTCAAGTATACTATCTACAATATCGTAGATAATGCGGACAATCCATTATGACTTTTGATTTGGATACAATCCAAAAAATGTGGGAAGAAGATTGTAAGATTGATGCAGATAACTTGCATACAGAATCTCTAAATATTGCAAGTTTACATGCAAAATACTTTGACATTTACAATAACATTGTTCTCCTAAAAAAGAAGGCTGAGCAACAAAGAAAAAATATCAGACATGATCGTTATGAGTACTATACAGGAAAAGCAGATCCTGATATTTATGTGGAGAATCCATTTCCCAAGAAAATTCGTGATAAAGAAACTCTTCAGAAATACTTAGATGCTGATGAAAAACTTTCCCAAGTTTGTCTCAAGATCGATTACTACGATACAATGCTAAATTACATCGAAAGCATTCTGAAGATGATTCAAAACAGAACTTTTCAAATTAAGAATGCAATAGAGTTTGTTAGATTTACTGCTGGACTGGGGTAAATAAATAGTCCAAGATGAATGGATTATTGTGATTGATACTACGGCAAATCTTGTTATATCTAAATCCAACGAAGTATTTTTAAAAATTAATACGGAACCTCATATAGAATACGAACTTAGAGATCACTTTAAGTTTGAGGTTCCTAATGCAAAATTCATGCCCCAGTACAGAGGAAAAAACTGGAATGGGGAAATTCATTTATATGATATGAGGTCCAAGCAAATTTATGTTGGACTCTTAGATAAGATTGTATCCTTCTGTAAGCAATATGGATACACTTATAAGTTTGATGAGAATAAATTCTATGGACTCCCATTTGAGATTAATGAAGAGATCTCATATGAGGGTGTCAAGGATTATATGAAATCTATTTGTGCTCATTCTCCACGGGAGTATCAAGTAGAGGGAGTATATGATGCTCTAAGGCATAACAGAAAACTATTGATAAGCCCCACTGCATCTGGTAAATCACTGATGATTTATTCGATCGTAAGATATTATGTGGATAAAGGGCAAAAAATTCTTTTAATTGTTCCGACGACATCTCTTGTAGAACAGATGTACAAGGATTTCCAAGATTACGGTTGGGATGCTGAGTCATATTGCCACAGGATTTATTCGGGTAGAGAGAAGACAAGTGAATATGCAGTTACCATAACCACTTGGCAATCTGTCTATAAGTTAGATCGTTCTTTCTTTGAGGATTATGGTTGTATTATAGGTGATGAAGCTCATT